CAAAGTAAATCCAAGATTAATACCTGGTATTGATGCTTCATTTGAGAAAAAGTCTGCTTTGGGAACTTTTGAAATCATAAATTTAAATCCAACTGGAGATAAGTAATTACGATTGTCAATTTGATTTGACCAAGGTTTTGTCATTGGTTACTCTCCTCCACCGCCACCATTTCCACCGCCATTTCCACCGCCATTGCCACCACCATTACCATTACCACTGTGACCATTGCCATTTCCATTACCGTTTCCATTTTTACCTTTTTTACTATCATCTGAACTATCGTCATTATCTTTTGCAAGATAACCACCTCTACCCATATGATAACCTGTTGGAATCTTCTTACATTTTTTATCTGTATAGCAATAATATTGACCTTGTGGACAAGATTTTTGACTTTCCATAAATTGTTTTAAAGTTTTCATTATAGAAAAGAAATCGTCGTATATATTTAGGTAAAAAAAAGACCCTCCCGAAGGAGAGTCTTTGGAAAGTATATAAGCAACTCGCTTACATAAGGTTTTTAACAGTAACTCTTCTGTAGTATCTGTTGTCGTTAGCAGTGATACCACCAAGTGCTGCTGTTGTTCCTTCAGCAAATGGGTTGGAAACAAGACCATAACGAGTCTTAAATCCAATTTTTGGTTGGAAGGTATCTTGACCAACTGCACGAACCATCTGTAGTGGAACGTATGGGCAGTAGAATAATCCTGCGTCGTAAGGTGATGTACCTTTGTATCCTGCAACGTAGTACTGGTTAGCAGCAACGTTTGCTGAATATGGGTCGATGTACACTCTGTACTTACCTTGTAGAACACCAGCAAATGTGTTGCCTGTGTCATCAACGTTAAGGTTAGCGTTAAGAGCAGGAGTGTAATCAAGTACACCAGCCATTGTTAGTGCAGAAGCAACATCAGCGGAACATAGGATCATGTTACCCTTTCCTCTACGAGTTTCCTGTGCGATTGCGTTGGCATCTCTTTCAATCTGGAATAGAAGTCCTTTGAACTTCTCAACTGACCATCTACCATTACTATCTACATCTAAGTCAAACTGACCTTGGATTGCAGTATTAGCTTGTGCACCTGGTCTTGCAGCTTTGTAGATTGTTCTAATAACTTCTCTGTTGATTTCAGCAAGAATCTCAGTAGAAAGAATGTTAGAGAGTTCTGCCTCTGCATTCAATCCGTGGATTGCTTTCAAGTCTTGAGCAAGTTCTAAACTGTACTCTGCCTTTAGTGCTCTTGACTTCGCAGTAACGGTAACTTTCTCAATTGAGAATGCCATCTCGTTGAACTGGTTGGTAGCACCATCTCCTAACGCTTCAGCGTCAGAAGTCTTCATACCTTGACCTACACTATAGGAACTTTGGTCTGAATCATCTGTATCATTACCACTATCTGGGTTAAGAACTGATGGGTTACTACCTGTTTGAGCAGTACCGAAACCAGTAGCCTTGTCACCATCAGTACCACCTGTGTAATCACCTGAAGTTATAGGAGAATTTCCTGCATTTTCTGAAGAGAAATGAGTATCTGCTTCGTTGAAGAATGCTTCTGTTCCAGTCTGATTGGTGAAACGTGATCTCATTGCGAAAATGAGTCCAGTAGGACCACTCATTGGTTGAACACCTGCTAGGTCATATGCGACCAAGTTTGGCATTGAACGACGAATAAGTGATATTAAAACAGGATCAAAGTTGTCGATTGATGAACCTGTTGAGTTTGTTGGAGCTTCGTTTAAAAACTGTTGTTGCTCCGCTAAAAATTTTTCTTGGTTTTCTAGAAGTTGTGCAGTAACCATTCTGCGATGAGAATCTTCAATTTTTGATGATCCTTCATGATTAAGAATTGGTGCCCACTTCTCCTGTAGAACCTCTGAATTAGGGCCTAACATTTAAGTTTCCTCTTGTAAAAAGTATTTAAGGGTTAATAAGTTATAATATAGAACTTACTTCTTAGAGAATCTCTGAAGTGCGTCAACATACTTTGCTACGTTTCCAGCTACTTTAGTGGAATCGTTACTAGTACCTTCTGCGATAAATTCAGAATTATCTCTTTGAGCACTAGGTGCACTATTTGGGAAATATGAATTTCTCAATGTGACTAGTTTCTCACGGTAGTTTGCTTCACTTTCAAACTCAACACTTTCAGCAAGAGAAGCTAACTTTTCTTTCTGAGTGACTGCAAGACCTTCAGATACGTCACTTAAAATTCCATCTGATGTAGATTCTGATAATCTCTTATTAAGAGCAATGTTCTTATCGATTTGCTCGTTGAGTTTTGACTCCATTTCATCAAGTTTATTTACCATGCTTTCAAGCACATCATATTTTTCTTCAGGTACGGATACATAATGTTCTTCAAAAAGTCCTTTCAGACCTGTCATAAAGGACTCAGACATTTCTGCCTTTAATCCTTGATCAACTGCGAGTTGATTTTCGTGTAACCATTCATCGGCTACGTATTCTAAATATGAATCAACTCTCTCTGTAAGAGATATTTTTGTTGATTCGATTTCTTCTGCAAGTTTTTCAGAATAAATTGTTTCTAATTCTTTCTGAATTGCATCGACTTTTGAGTTAATTGCTGCTTCAAAAATGGTCTTTGCCTTTTCTTGAAACTCTTCGGAAAGTTCTTCACCTTGAAGAAGTGCTTCAACATCTGCTGAAACATCAATTTCTTCTACAGAATCTTCTGCAACTACTTCTTCCTCTTCTGCTGGTTCTTCAGTAATTGCCTGTTCTACTTTATTGTGAAGATCGTCTTCTTGGTTTTCGGAGATTTCATCTAACTCTTCATCAGTATCTTGTTCTGATACGACTTCGCCTTCGACTTCTTCCTCTTCTTTCATACCAGCTGGCATGGGGTCTGCAGGTTTAGCATTTTTGTTGACTATATCTTTGACCTGCTTAAGAGTCGCACCAGGTGTTTTCAACATATTTGAATTGTCATCTGGTTTTGAATTTTCTGGAGTAGGACCACCTAGATCTTCGACGCTTGCTAATCCTGTACCTGGATCTGCCATTGTTGGCATTGGATCTCCTGGTTTCGCATTAGCATTTACGGCAGTCTTGGATTGCTGTGTCTTTACTTCCATTTCTTGTAATTGTGTGCCACGGGACATTTGTAACTCTCCGAATTAACCTTTTTAAAAATTGACTATAGTTATTTATACATTAAAGATTTGAAAGGAAATCTTGGAACAGTCCAAGTTTGTGTTCTTCCAATGCTTTTTGATCAACAAGAGTGTTGATTCTTCTTTTTGTTTGTGCTGCTTGTTGTTCACGAAGGATTCCTCCTTCCCAAATCCATTCTTTTCCTTCCATAATTCCTGATACAAATGCATCGGGTGCAGAAGGGTCAGCAACAATATCAGCAGCAGTTGCTAACATAAAATCTTCACCAACGACTTTACATCCATCACGATCTTCTTTTAATGATCCAATACCACGAGAAGAAACTCCTAACATCACACCCTCATCTAAAAGTGAAGATGCAATTTTACCCATTGGTGTATTCAATAATTGTGCTTTACCTCTAAAATTATCTCCCTCTTGAACAAGTGATGTAATCTTATGTGAAACACGATCAAGGTTTACTGTAGGACCATCTGGATGTCCAAGTTCACCAAGTGCTCTACCTTTTCCAACAAATGCTTCATTGTATCTGCCAACTTCTTTTGCAAGAGTTTCGACAGGATACATTCTACCATTTCTGTTTTTGATATTACCCTGTAGAAAAACACCTTCAATGTACATTTTCTTTTTAGCACCTTTTCCTTCGGTGATAAATTTAACGCTTGAGATTTCTTCTGTGATTAATTTCATTTTTCTAATTTGTGTAACCTAATTTGGTAAAGTTTACAGCACCACCTGAAGCATAAATTTCATCTGTTGGATTTTTTTCAATAATTTCAGTGGATGCATTAAACATTGAAAATGATCCAATAGCGTTGCCAGATGAATCTTGAATATTTATTGCAACTGCAGAACCAGAATTATTAAAAATTCTCACTATTGTTGCAGATCCGCAATTTGTTTTATTACCAGAACCTGCTGCTAATGCAGTTTGTGCACCTTTAACTAGTAGTCTCATTTGATTCCTCTTCCTCTTGTGGTTCCTCTTCAGTTTCTAATTCATCAGTTGCTTCAGTTTCTGGTTCTTCTTCAGAAACTTCTGGAACTTCGTCACCAAACATGGTTGCTGCAACATCTGGTTTTACAGCATCAATTCTTTGAGCACTTTTAGTAAATAAAATTTCTTTAATTTTATCACTAACATTTGCTGCGGAATCATTCGCAGTAATCATATCCATTAAATCATCCATTTTGTTAAAAAATAATTATAAACTAGAAATTATTTATATCTCTCCACCTTTCGGCATTTCAACTTCAGTTGATGCACCTTGAGACTCAAGGTCTGGTTCATTCATTGGTTGACCCAAATCCATACTTGATGGATCAATTTCCATTCCAGTTTCTGGATCTATAATTGCATTTGGATCTGGTAAAGTACCATCCTTAATTTCTTTATCAATTTGCTTATCTATTTCTTCAATATCATCTTCAGTTTGCTTAAGAACTTTTGTACGAACATAATGAGCAGAAAAATATTTACCCATATATGGTTCCATTGCTGCAACAACACCAAGTTGTTCATTCAATAGTTCATTTGCTTTTAGATCAGAGAAATGATTATCATATAAGAAATCATATTGAACATGTTCTTCTAACGAATCCCAATCTTCTGGTGTAATTACATTTTTAAGAATTAATTGAGTCTTCAACATATCATTGAAAACTTGAGAAAATCTCTTACGTAATCTACCTACAAATTTTGTGAACTTAAGTTCATCTCTTAATATTTCTGATGATCTTCCTAAATTAAATCCACCTTGACTATCTAATCGACTTGATGGTACATTTAATGCTTTATATAATTTTGATTGGAAGTATTCAATATCAGTAAGTTCACCTAAATTTTGTCCACCAGGTAATGTTGTAATTTCAGTTCCTCTTCCACCTTCTCTTCTTGGCAACCAGAAATCTTCAAGCATTGCCATATATTTACGGTCATCACGAATCTCTCCAGTGTCAGCATTATAAACTAACTTGTTACGATAACGATTCATAACATCACGAAGATATTGCTCAGCCTTAATTTTTGGAAGATTACCAACATCAATATAAAATATTCTTCTTTCTGGAGCACGAGATAATCTATAAATTACGAGACTATCTTCAACCATTCTTAACTGGTTAAGTGCTTTGATTGCTTTATGTAAATATGATAATACTGTTTGCTTATTACGATCTACAAGTCCTGATGTGACATATGTAATTGCATCTTTTGCAATTTTGACTGCACCTTTTGAACTTTTAGTTGGATATATTCCACCACCTTTTCCTGTAATTGTATTTGGATCATATAAAAAATATTCATGAAGATCTGGAGCAGCGTCTGATTTAGGATCATTTCCATTTTTTGAAACATCAAATGGTGATAATCTATTAGAACCATTCTTATCTGTTTTACGAACTAATCTAATTTTAAGTGGATCTATAAATCTTACTTCTTGAATACCATCACTTGGGTTGTCTAAATCAATAACTTTATGGTAGTAAATTCTTCCATCAATATACCAAGTACGAAAAATCTCATGACACTTTTTATCAAAGTTCATGAGTTGTTTGATATATTTAAATTCTCTTCGAATTATTTCTTTTAATTTATCGGAACTTGGAAGATTTGATAATTCTATATCTACTGGTGAATCATTTAAATCAGATACGATTGCTTCATTTACAACATCTTCAATCGCACTATCACACTCTGGATGTAAACACATTTCACGGTATCTACGAACTAAATCTTGTTCACTTTTATATACTCCCTCAATATCTACATATTGTCCATAGAATCCACTCGACACATAAAAATCCGACTTATCTTCATCGCTAGGAGTTACTGGTGAAATAACTCCTTTTGATTTCGACTCAGACGGATCTGGTAATTTAAATCCAAAAAGTTTTGCCATTGTATAATTAAGTTTCTATTATTATATCACTATTTATGAATTTGTGCCAAGTTGTGTAGTTCCATCAGGATTAAGTGCATCCCACCACTGGACTTGCATTTCTACAGTAAACTCTTCAATTGAATCTGAACTATCATATGATAGAGGTATATCAGATACATTTGTTGGAAAAACACTATAAAATCTATACTGTTTAAGAACAGGAATCTGTGTAGCACTTGTAGGAGTAGGACCACTAAGAGAAGATCTACCTAGTTGTCTAACAAACACATCTCTTTGATAATCATTTGAATTTGTCAATCCTGAATTATCTTCATGTTTGTTAATTAAGTTCATCCATCTTTCAAATGCTGTTCTTATACTAAAGTCTACATCGTTAATAACAGTTACTGTCCAAGGATCAAATGTTCTGTCACCAGCAATTTTTAAATTTCTTCCTCTAAATGGAATCTGAATTGGAGTAATATTAGAAGCAGGTAACTGTGCTGCTTTAACTAAAAATCTACTCTTGTCTTCAAGTTCATCTGAACTTGTATTTTCTGGGATAGCGTCAGCTGGGAAGAATAATTCGCATTCAAACAAATTAGGTCTTGCACCACCTCCTATCATACGACCCTTGAATGCATCAAGAGTTCTATCTTTTGTATTTGGAATGTTTAGGTTAGCCATTTAATTTTTTTCCTCTATTAAGTTAAACGTTTCCAACGACTTCTTCAAAACTTACTCCTGTGCGTGTCGCAACAAAAGAAAGTCCGATAAAGTTAATTGACCTATTAGGTTTAACGAATATATCAGCCCTAAATTGATTTGAATCAATTATGTCTGGGGTGTTATTTGTTTCATCACAAATAACAACATAATCAGTGATGCCTCGTTTTGCTTTAACATCACGAAGATATGGATCAACAACATTCAAGAAACTTGATCTTGTAATGATGTCATTAAATTCAAAGAGTTGATCTCTTGCTGCTCTTTCAATTGTTGATTCAATTGTTAAGAACAAGCGACGAACATTAATTCTATCAAAGGCAGAAGCATATCCGAGACCAGTTTTATCTCCAAATAAGATAATTCCTGCACCTGGAGAAGCAATCACTGGATTGATTCTCTTCGGATATATCGCATCTCTTTGTGCTTTTGATGGATTATATGCTAATTTAATTGCACCATTAATTGAACCTCTTGCTGCACCAGCAGGTGAGAACCAAGAGAATTGATCAATTGATGTTCTTGCCATTAAACCAGCAATATCTGGATTCATTGGAATGTATCTAAATTCATTAGTGAATCTATTAAATGCATACTTATAACCAGAGTCGAATACTGCATAAGATGATGATGGTAATGGATCAAAGAATTTAATAATATTTGATGTTTGTGTATCAGAATTTGGTACATTTACAACTGCAGATCTAGGAGGAGAAATGCAAGCAATACAATCTTTTCTTTCTTCTGCAATTGCAATTAATTTTCTTGCTTTAGCAGAAGTCTCATCAGATGTTGCTGCAGATGGTCCCATAATTAGGAAGTTAATATCATATTCTGCTGCATTCTTAAATGTGTCATATGCATCAACTATACTACTTAATGATGCGTCAAAATTACCTATTGAGGTGAGAGTACTGTTGTAATCGTTTCCTTGCTCAAGACGATAACTTGTTGCACCAATTCCTGCATAAGTATTTCCCTGTGCTTTGGTTGTCCAATTACCTTTTCCAGATAATGTAAATCCAGTGGTTACTCCACCTCCAACGAATCCAGTAGCTACTTGCTCATCTGTAGGTTGAGCACCAGCAAAAATGTACTGAGAACCAGTTGCTATGTAATCTCTGTAGTAAATATTTTGTGATGGAGAAATTACTGCATCTTTTGCTTTTGAAAGATTTATATGTTTCTCAAGAATATTTCCTGCAGTTCCTGTAACTGAACCGTCATCATCAACAACGACATAATGAATTTCATCGTTTCTTGCACTTCTTTGTGATGCATACTCTGATGTTGAAGGTTTTTCAGCAATACTCTTCCAGAAAACTGTAGAATTTGTTAATCCTAAAGTTTGATCGTTATACCAATCCTTGACGTAACCTATATCTGTTGCTGAAACTATTCCTGTACTTCCTTTAATTGCACCTACAGTTGTTCCTACTCCTGCAGCACTAAGTATCATTATATCATCAGAAGCACTGAAAGAATTTACAGATCCTTCAGCATAATCTACTGGAGTTGTTATATATGTTGTTCCGTCATCAGATAACACCTGTTTGTCAACTACTTTAACTTCAAGGTGTCTAACTCCTAGTGCTGTACTAAAACCAGTAATAACTCCTCTTAAATACCCTTTTGCTGTTTCAGTAGATCCAGAACCAATAATAGTTCTATTTTCTATAGATTGAGTTACACCAAGACCAACAAAATTATCAGATGTAAAGTTTGTGTCAACACCAACTGCAGTTTTAGCAAGTCCAATTATTTGGTCTGCTCTTCCATCAATTGCACAAACTTTTAATCCATTGCCCCAAGATCCTGGACTTCTTGCTGCAATAAACCAAGCAGTGGGATCTGATTGATTATCAACATAATCTTCATATGATTTTATTTTTACGCTTGGTGCACCTGTAATTTTCACACCGTCAATATCAAAACTAACTCCAACTCCTACAGTGGTAGAAGCTGCTGCTGTTAATGCATCACTGTTAATAAAGATGTTTTGACCATCTACTAAACCTATTCCAGCTGTCTTTAAAGAAACTGTGGGGGTATGTTGTGCTGTTGTAGTAATTCCTACTGTAAATGTGCTTCCTTCTGCTGTAACATCAAATTCTAACTTAAATTCAGGATCTTCTACAGCATTAAATCTTGCAAGTGTGTCTCCAGTGATTCCAATTCCCGTTCCAATAACTATATTATTTTTAATACCTTGTGGTATTCCTTTCTTTTTAGCAGAAACATTGGCGTTGGTCATATTGGCATCATCTGCTCTAACAACTCGAAGTACTCCACCGTATGATAGGTATGATGAAGCACACATCCAATACTCATAAGATGCAGTTGTTACTCCCGATGGTTCTCCAAATGTTTTTATAAGATCCTGTTCTGTTTCGATAAGTTGTGGAACTTCAACTGGACCTTTTGCGAATGGGGCAGCGAATGCACCTACCTGTTCGTTAGCACCAGTTATATTTCCTATAGTTAAGTCTACTTCTCTTACCTTGACTCCAGGAGATACTAAGTTAAGTGACATGTCTTTCCCTCTTTCTTTATAGAAGATTCAATTTACTAAAATTATTTATAAATTACTTTCCTTTACATGCATTATTACATTCATATATCTACTTGATACTGATTGTTTGTGATCCGTCCTTATTATCAGTTATAGTAATCTTTTTACCTGGAAATGACTTTGATAATAATCTTTTCAATTTAGCATGCTTAAATGGATTTTTCATTAACGATACTCCCACATATAAGATCGATCACCATACTCATCAGTATGCCATACATCTCCTTCAGCATCAACAAAACTTCCTTCATCTAAACCATCAGAGATAAAACCAAACGGTGCCATGTCTTGTTCGATTTGATTCTTCTGCTCTTCATATAATCTCTTTCTTACGTCCTGATCAGTAAGTTCTTTAAAATAATCCTGTGCAACCAACCATGCGTATATCACAAGACACATTGCTAAGTCATCATTGCATCCTTCCTCTGCTTCAAATGAATTACTCTTTGATATGAATGTAGTGAGTTCTGATATTATTTCATAGTCTTTGAATAATAATTTATTTTCTTCAATCATAGTTTTTAAATTTAGTGCTCCTACTTTTTTGACTGTTTTGGACATTTTGACTCCAAGTTGAGTTTTCTTTCCACTGAATCCTTGTCCTACGATTTGACCAGCACGACCTCTCATTGAGCACATCAAGAGGTTTTCATACTCTAAATCAAAGTTTAGTATAGCAGCAATTTGATCTCCAATGTCATTTACTTCACATAATATAAATGATTTGTTGTAATTCGTTGCCACTTCATATATGATATTTGGAAACAACATCGGTTTGATTTCGTTATTTCGATATTTTGCTACGACCTTATGTGGAAAAGAAGTTATATCAGTTAAAACAAAAGCAGAATAATCTTCTCCAACTCCTCTTGCAACGTCAACAGTCATCAAATAGTCATGACCTTTTTCTGGTGGATAGTAAACATCTAATCCTGCATTCTGTTTGATTGGATTATCATATATCAAAGATTTGAGTTTACTTGGGGAAATCAGAGTATCAATTGATCCTAAGAACTCACACTCAAATTCAATTTTAAATTGTTGTTCTGAAGTGTTTGCAATTGTTTGTTTTTTCCACTTTGCATTTCGACCTGGTACTTCAGACCAGTGAACATCAGTCGGTGTATATTCATTCTTTCCTTTTTCAGCATCGTGCCACAATCGGTAAAAGTGATTCATACCGTGTGGAGTAGAAACTATGATGACTTTGGTTTTTTTACCAGAAGTGATAGTAGGATATACAGAGGCAAAGAACGAGTCAGCAATATGATTAGGAACAAAGGCAAATTCATCCAGAAAAAGAATGTTGAAAGACATACCTCTAACCGCAGATGCAGAGGTAGATGCTGCCAAGATTTTAGATCCATTTTCTAACTCCAGTGATCCTTTATTCCATGCAATAATTCCTTGCTGCATCCATCTTGGAAGATTTTCATAAGCAGTTTGTAATCTACCTAATAATTCTCTTGCAGTTGCAGCTTTGTTTGCAAGTATACCAATATTTACACTATCATTAAACACAGCATAGTGAAGTAAATAAGAAACCACAGTTGTTGACTTACCAGTCTGACGAGGCATCTTACAAATGTTAAAACGATTCTTATGAAATCTTTTAATTAATTTTTCTT